ATAAAATGAATATTGCATATCCTTATCAAGATGATGATGCATATTCATTTCATTCGCATACATCACACAGTCAATGTGACCCGAAAGACAACGATTTATGATATATGGAGGATATTCCTTTATATTTTCAGATAAATCTTCTTTTGTAAGATTAATTGAGTTCAGCCAATCCTTCAATTCCATAATTAAATAACAGCAGTTCTTTTCTATCTTTCTGTTCTCGCATATATTCACCAACAGATCTCATCGTGTAGGTGAGATCAAACTCAGCAGCATTCCAATTTTTGAATCGGTCCTTTACCAATTGATCTGAATTATAACTCACCAACTGATCCATATTGTTAGTATCGCAATCAGCAGCAAACTTATCGTGATCAAATCCTTTGTGCATTGATCCCTTACGCCCATAGAGGTTGTCCTTAATATCATAAGGAGGATCGAGATACATAAACGAACCTTTATTTCCATCCATCAGATAATCGTATGAGTAATTAGTTATACGCCATTTTTTAATTAACGCAGAATACGCAGGCAGTTTTTCGATCCCGCGCATACTGAAGTTGGATACGCTTGCCTGTTGTGAAAATGATGAACTCTCTGTAAGACCAGAGAAACTGCACTTATTGACAACATAGAAAGCCACAGCACGATCAATACTGGGCAGAGTTTGGTCATTAACCTTCTCCTTGGAAACTAGAAAAAGTTGTCTTGCTTTATCGGGTGTATTACAAGTACTTTTAAGAGTAGAAAGAGCATTGGATAGATCAACACCAAACATCTGGAGTTGTTGCCAGAAATTTACTAGAGGTTCATAAAGATCATTCACCCAAATATCTAGGTTAGGATGCTTCTTAGTGACATAAATCGCAACACTTCCACCGCCAAGAAATGGTTCTCGGAACTCATCATAATTGCGAAGATCGGGAAAATAAGGATCCATCTTGACGCAAGCACGGGACTTACCACCAGGATAACGAAGAGGGGTTTTAAGGGATTTCATTTGAATTCACACTCCACCATAATTTCTGTTAATGCAGCAAGAAGATTTATTTCTTGGTCAGCAACGAACGCACATTGGTATTGATACTTAGCAATAACAAGAACGGCAGCAGGGATAGATGCGGGAACAAGGCAATCGTAAGCGGAGTCATAAACCCTGCGAAGAAGACTGCTAGCATCGTTGTCCAGGTTCCCGACCACCCACTTTCGGACTTCAGGAAAGTTTTTATCTTTGAGATACTTGATGAGATCATTTACTTTTACATCACTAAAAGTTGCAAGAATGCCCGAGTTGATTTCTCCTCCCGACGAATAGCGTTGGCACTCATTGAGGATTCGTCTCCAATCGGGGAAATGTTTGTTAATAAGTTCAAGAAGAACTTTTGAATCATATTTGATTCCCTCTTTTTGGAGGATGTCTTGTAATCGTCCATAAAAACCTGCAGCAAGGTTGGCTTTCTCCTTCCCTTTGATATTGAAGTCCACCACGGCGCATCGTGAGTGGAGAGGTTCAATGATTTTGTTTTTATAGTTGCAGGTGAAGATAAATCGGCAGTTCTTACTAAACTCCTCAATAGACGCCCGTAGGAGGAGTTGAACATCTGAGGTTGTGTTATCTGCCTCATCAATAATGATGACTTTGTGTTTAGCATCAGACGAAAGTGAGACGGTCGAAGCGAAGTTCTTCGCATTGTTTCGGACAGTATCAAGGAATCTACCTTCGTCAGATCCATTGATGACATAAACATCTACTCCCAATTCATTACAAAGTGCTTTAGCGACTGTGGTTTTACCGCAACCAGCAGGTCCAGAAAGAAGTAGATTAGGAACTTCTCCCTTTTCTAGAAAGTCTTTAAAAGTTTTTTTAGTACTCTCGGGGAGAATACAATCTTCAATAGTTTTGGGTCGGTACTTCTCAACCCACAAAAATTCATCACGACTCATAATGTTTATATCCAATCAGGTTTTTTTAAATAAGAACTTGGGACAATCTCCCACCATTCTTTCCCATCAAAAATATACAACTTGTGCGTATCTTTATCAAGAAAAAATGTACCTTTTTTATATTTCATACCCATTCAGGTTTTCGTTCTGGCATACGAAGATAATTAGATGCAACCCAAGGTTTGGATGCGATATACATCTTGTAAGCAGTAAAAGTGTCAATGCTTGTGTCAAATTTATATTCATCTGGCATAGCACGGGCAAAAGGTGTTACTTCTGTAATCTTACCTTTGGGAAACAAATAGTATGCATCCACAAGAGTCTTATAGCAGGAGTGTGTTTTATTATACCGCAGGCAGTATTCATCAGACAAGTTCAATCCCCACTTGATTAACCAGTAGGCATTATGGATACTCTCCAATGCCCACTTGGTACAGGGATGGTTGCGGAATGCTCCTTTCTCGGTCTTGTAGGGGGTTCCATCTGCCTTAGGAAGAGTGCCGTACCCATACCCCCACTTCTCAGAAGCAACGATAGAAAGCATCTGGCAGCACTCTAGGGGCATTTTAACAACGTGTTTGTCCGGAAGTACAATTGCACTTTCAGCAGGCCATGGCGATGTGACGAAAATATTCAAGTTCAGTTCTCCAGAAACTGCATCAAATAGTGTATACCCCAGTCTAGTGTCTGAGGTGGAATATCAGTGGTATTCTGTGCCAGTATTTTTTTTGCCTGAAGAAGTCTGTCTTTACCAACAGCATTTATAGTAGCACCAGAAGCATTTATAAATTCTTGATAATCTTCTTTATTTCCATTTTTGAATCCACTAATGTAGAGTTCTCTAACTTCCCTACAAAGTTTTTCAGTCTCAGGTGCGAAAGTAATAGTTTCTTCCTTAAGAGGAATAGTCATTGTTTTCATGCAAGACATGCTAAACTTCATAGCCTTTCTTGTGTCTTCAAGAGAAAGTTGGGATGGTTTATCATCTCTGAATGCATATTGAATGCATCCATTCGCGCATTCCATTACTCGAAGAAGGGCAACTTTATCCTTTTCAGTATCAGGTAGGTTGCCAAATAGTTCGTCCCAATTTTTCATCCGAAGGTAGAATCAGGTTCCAAAGCAATATAGTAGCAAAGGTCATGATTTTTACTTGCAAATCGTGACAAAAGTTTTTGTGATACAACTACCTCATAAGTTCCAGGAAGAACTTTAATATTCTCAACCTTAAAGTTGAAAACGAATTCTGAGTCTGTTTCACCAACAACAATTGCAAAGTCATTAGAAGTATCGTTTTTCTTATCACGAACAACCAGTTTCACAACACCACCTTCACCAACGGCAGAGATATCAGGAAGTTGATACACCGCTGCTGCCTTCAGGAGTTTGTCCAGTTGCTCAGTACTCAATTCAAAACACACATCTTCGCTGGGGAGAACAATGTCCTTTTCAGGAGGGGTGATGATTACACTAGGATCCGCAAAGAAATATTTGGAACGCATTTTACCTTCACGAATAACTACATACCCATCATTAGCAAAATCAAGTTCGGGTGCTTTGTGAAGACCAAGACCATTCAAAAACTGATTCAAATCATAAATACCAAAGTCTTTAGGAAGTTCTTCAGTAATTGTTGCTTCAGCAAGAATATTTTTCATCACACTAATTGTGCGAAGTTTATTGCCTTCCTTAAAAAGGATCGATTGGTTAATAGAGGAAAAGTTTTTTAGGACAGAAAGGGTTTTATCAGAAAGTTTCATAATCAATAAGGATAGTTGTTGGAGTTGTTCTTATGAAGACCGGCAAAATGATACAGAAGAATACAATAATGAATTGCTTTCAGAATGTCCATCTTAGACTTACCATTCTTCTTACCAAACCGCGAAAGATACTTAATAGCATTTGAACGGGTAAATGCTTCCGCATCACCTATGCTTTCAATCAAGTCAAGGGTTTGAGTTTTGGATTGTTCAGATGTGTAATGAGAATGATAAGTGCTGGAAAGATATTCTTCTACTGCTTTCAAAGTCTTATCTTCTTCGTACTTCCAGAAACCGTTTTTGTTTGTATCTTCGGGCATTTTCAAATTAAAAGTGGAAGGCATATTCAATGATAGATGATCTTCACCAAGACCACCAGGAAGTCGTGATCCAAAGATGATGGTATCTGGTGAGGGGCAGGGATTTCCAGTTAAACTAATACCATCTTCCTCCCAGAAATCTTGATTGGGAATTGTACTTTTATAAGTGCTCTCAAAGTTTTCAGACATTTTGTTTCATAGTAAAGGTTAAAAAGAGGAGGCACATTGACCTCCTAATATTCTATCAAACAGACTGATATGTGTCAATGGACTCTTCAGAAGGCATCTGGAAGTCAGCATCTACTTTATCATACAGTTCCAGGAATGCTTGCTTAGTTTCGTCATCAAAACGATTCACACACACTTGGATTGCCTTTGCCTTAT